TCTTCAAAAACCGATCGAATAACGAAAGAATCTAATCCATTTTTCAGATGGCACAAATCGCCAAGAAACCAGATTTCACTAACGTCTTCTTTATCTGCAGTTTTACCAATCCATTGAAGCACAGCAAGCTGGTCTCGTAAACGACTGTTCATCCCATCGACATCATAGGAAAACTCACGAAAATTGTGAGAATGCAAATCTGCAAAGAGCAAAACTTTCATCGTATTAGGTCCTTCAGACCAACAAAATCCTTCCTTGAAAAAACAGGAAGGTCTTTATAACTATCAGGATAGTCATCAACAGCTGCTACATAGAACTGGTCACCATTAGGCAACTCCATTAGAGCAAGACCAAAATCAGGACTACATTCATCAACCGGATCGTTTCGAAGATCAGCTATATCAACTTGAAGCTTTCTAAGAACGACATTAGCAACAATTCGATTCTTGTTGACTACTGCATTCTTAAGTAGTTGCATAGAATTTGGCGTGGTCATTTGCTCACTCCTTTACGGCGTTCATGTTTCGTGAACGGGACGGATTCCTGAACACGACTGGCCTTCAAAAGTTCGGCGGCGATATGTCTGCTAACGGCAGGGTCTAAATCAACAAGCGGAACCCCGTCTATGATTTCGTTAAATAGAATCGCCCCGCCCAGAATCTTGAGACACCGGACGGCAAGGCGGTAGTCTGCGAGTGCTTTTTTGTCTCTATCTTCCCTTGCCCACCACGTAGAATTGGTAAGCGTAATCAAGGATTCACCAAACACGCCCGGTTGCTTTTTCATCTTCCCCTCCTTGCCAGTCTTTCAATCTCACAGTCCACCTGTAGCCCCCTCTGGTTCCGCAAAGTCTTGTCCTAGCAAAATTGGGTTTTTTATAACCGTTTCTCCAATCTTCTGCCATTCTTTGAGCTGCGCCTCCATAAGATCGGCTTCGATAAGTCGTTCACGAATATCCGTTAACAGCTTAATGTCCAGAGAATAATCATGGTCATGCGGAATTGGCACGCAGGCAAACTCATCCACAATCTCATGTAGGTATTCCAACATCCCATCAATACGAGGAAATAACCCAGCTGTGCTTTTCATTGGCTCTTCTATTTTGACTGGAAAGAAGAGTTCATCTCCTTCTTCACAGTCGGCCTCTTCAGCTTCTTCTTTTGTAGCCTTCCTCTTTCGTGCTGGAATACAATCAATCAGGGTCTCGCCACAGGGACACAAGTCATCAATCCCACATCCACAATGAGCTTCTGGAAAGCACACACCATCGCAACCATTTGCAATAAGGTATTTTTTAATAATTTCAAGAACTTTCATTTCACTGATCCTGCAGCCTTCCACTCTTCATAAAACAGAGGAAACTCCTTCTTCGTAAATGGCACCTTGAAGTTAGGAAAACTGAACTTGCTACCTACCTTTTGAATCACACCATGTCGCTCATAGTAGTCAAGTAGGCCCGAGTACCTGTCTATCGGATCAGCAGTCATCATCTCAAACTCTACCTTACCAAACGGAGGTCCGACCTTACACTTCTCTACAACAAAAAGACCAGTAAATCCATTTACTTCCTTTGTTTTCTCGTCTTTCAGCTTACCGGTAACAGAACAGTGGATACGCATCGAAGAAGTGAACTTCAACGCACGACCTCCAACGGTCGTTGTTGTATCACCAAACATTACATTCATTCGGTCTCGAATCTGATTGATGAAAACCAAGCAAACGTTGTATCGATAGACTTCCGACATCAGCTTCTTCAGACCATCGCTAATTACCTTTGCCCGTCGCATAGCTGCTGTATTAGCGCCCAACTCATTATCAATATCCTCAAGACCGGGAGTAGCAGCCACACTATCCCAAACAATCGTCAGAAGCGAGTCAGTTGAGTACTCCCTAAGACCGGCTACCGCTTCCAGCATCACTGCAAAGACATCTTCAATGGTCTTCAACTTCTCATTCGGATCAGGGTAGATTAAACTGTTAACATCCAGACCAGTAAGTGAAGCTAACCCCGTATCGAAGCTTCTCTCATTATCAATCAGTACAGCAATCCCTCCAGCCTTCTGTGTTTCGGCCAGTATGTGGCACGCTATACGACTCTTACCGGAGGAGAAGTCTCCAAAAATTTCAGTTAATCGTCTAGCAGGAATTCCCCCGTTTGTAGCCAAGTCCATAGCGATGTTACCTGTTGAAACACGATAACCTACAGCCTCCTCCATTCTACCTGAGAGATTGATAATGCCGAGCTTGTCGGCTAGCACCTTCGGAAGGTCTGCTGTACTGAGTAACGCCATCTTACTTCCCAGCTCTTGCCTTCATATCAGCTACTTTTTGAGCAATCATTCTTGAAAGGTCGGTTCCTGCTACCGCAGCTGGTTTAACAGGCTCAGGTGATGTTTTAACGGGCGTCGGGTTCGGAGGCTGATTGATAATGCTGTTCTTTGCAGGAACCGTACGTGCAGGCACATTCACGGGCGAAGGTTTAACCGCAGCAGGTTTAACAGGCTCGGTCTTAACAGGTTCGGGTTTGACCGCAGCTGGCTTAAAAGGGGGTTCTTCAGCAACCTCTTCGCCTTCTTCAGCAGCTTCTGATTTTTCAGTGTTAGTAGCTTCTGCTTTGGAAGATTCGCGCGCTTCTCTCAGCATCTTACGATCTTCGTCAGTACCAAAAGCTCGAAACGTTGCTTCATCATAGTCAATCGGCTTCCAGAAGGTCTCAGGAGTCAGGTCGATGATTTCGCCCATCCATCTCTCAACATCTTCTTCAGAGCCAAGCGGAGAAAGCTGATCAGGAATGATCTCATACTTATACTGAGGGGATGCAGAGGGGTGATAAATCAAAGCAATGTCTCGACCAAGAATCTCCCCATTCGGTCCGATGGAAAGGATTAGGTCTGAAAACCGACCTCCGCCACTTGCAAGCTGGATAAGCTTAAACCACACACTGTACGGAGCTTCGTACAACTTGGTTGGCCCCTTTGGATCGGAACGATCCACGATGTTAAAGATTCCAGAAGAACTTGACCTAAGCTCCTTCGCCTGCTCGATAAGTTCCTTGTCTTTGGACTTAAACAGCTCAATTCGCCGTTCACAAACAGGGCAAGGAAGGTTGTACATCTCTTGGTTGCACACAAACACTTCCCAGGACTTTGGTCCAAAATTAAAGAAATGCTTTGTAACCTTGAGGTGGTACGTAACTCCAGCAGGGGCATTATCCTTAGCCGGAAGAATACGAATTAGGTTCTCCCCTGGAGCCGGTCGCCAAAATTTTTCTTTCCAATCAATTCTTCCAGAAATTGCAGCCTTGTCGTGCGCAGCATCGGGTTTTCTAAACGTACTCATTTGTACACTCCTTTGAAATTATTAAATTAACCAGCGGATTTGAAATTATTAAAGTAAACAGCGGAAACTGCATAAAGTAAGCTATCCATTGTTCTCTACGTCCATTCGTTTTAGGATGGCAGTTGAAGCATAAAGTTACAAGGTTACTTGGATCGTTGTTTTTCTTGTTGTAATCGATGTGATGAACAGGAAACTTACGTTTTCCTTGATGCCTTCCACAGATGTGACAGACAAAGTTGTCTCGTGAACGAATTTGTTCTTTTAGAGTTTCATTGAATTCAGAGCCGTAAGGTTCAAAAGAGATGCCACCTTTCCAGAGGTGGCAGTTTTCACCAGACATCTTTGCTAGTGTTTCTTCAGAATGGTGCTTTCCTAACATTCCACTAGACTTTCCTTCACGAGCTTCAGAAATATGCCTACAGTGTTCTTCGGACTTCGGTTTACGAAGCTTTGCTAGCGTTTCTTCAGAAGGATGTCTACCACGCATCTTTGATCGAGTTTCTTCAGACTTCGGTTTCCGCATCTTTGATATTGTTTCTTCTGAATGATGCTTCCCCTTAATCCAAGGAACTTGACCCTTATGTGACTCAGAGCTATGCTTACAAGCTATTTCGGATTTTGGTTTTCTCATTTTAGCTTTCGTTTCTTCAGAAAGTTTCCAATGAAAGCCCTTACTACTCATATAATAATTATATGCCCTTTTAAGGAAAAAGTCAAGTAACTTTTTTGCGATACTCTTCTCGCTTCAGATAAATCTCTGGGTCAGCTTGTGCCCTCATATTGCTCGCAAGTGCAATAACTGCAGCCATCCTCTGAGAGAACGCTTCTTTAATCGAACGTAAGATACCCTCGTTCCTCTTTGTTTCAAGATAGTGCCCACGAGCAGTAATATAAGCTTCCTTAAGCTTAACCTGAGAACCAATCTGAGTCTCAGTCAACTTTTGCCCCAAGGCGCGGATCTCACCATCAAGAGTTGACTCAGTTAACTCGAGATTAAACTTTGCAGTATTTACATCAGCATCTGCTAGCTCAGCCAATACAGCATACCAAGCAAACAACGAAGGTTGATTTTTCAGATCTTCATTGATTGTTTCTTCTGAAAGCTTTAGCTGATCTTCATATGCAAGATCATACTCCTTACCGCCAATCGAAATACGAAGTGGTTCCATTTGTGTCTCCTTAAAGACTTACTTCCAATTTAACAGAATCGGGCAAACTCAGAATAGTTTTGTCGCCAAGGGACTCTGCCTCAAACATGTGGACATCAATGCTTTTCACATTTAGTCCTGTCTCTGTCTGAAAATCACGTACTTTGTCGCTTATCACATGCCACAAAGCACGCTCCAGATCAAGTTTCATCTGAATAACATCTTTTATATTCATCTCAGTTCTCCTTAGATTTCAATGCTGCCCAGAACATCTAGGATCTTTCTCGTCATTTCACCAACCCGTATACTCCAGCCTTCCATGCGACCAAAGACCGTCGAATCATCCTTCGGTGGTAGACAACTCTTTTCTTCCTTCTGTGGAATAATAGAAAGAATCGGACCAAGGCTGCACAGAAGATCATCTAGTTCTTTCTCCAGCATAGATAACCCCGTCTCCAAAGTTGCAGCTGCCCTCGGAACCTTTCTATCCCTCTCTACATTACACCCACACGCAACAGATCTTTCAGACCCACTAAAACCCTCAATTGAATTAAGCATAGCGTTCTCCTTATAAAACTAGTTCTTCTGAATCCTTCCAATTAGCACCAATTTTAATGTTAACTTTGATTGGAACAGTAACCCAGTCAAATGAAAAGGTCTCTGTTTCAGTTTTCACTAACTCAATCATCTTCTCCAACTCAGAATCAGGAACATCTAACAGAAGCTCATCATGAACATGACCTACGAGAAGAGATTGATAATGACCTTCTCTCATCTTCTTCCATGTTCGACCGGTTGCATCTTGAACGAGATCAGAAGCAGTACCCTGAATCGGAAAGTTGACTGCTTGACGAAGTTGGCTGTTACGTTCCTCTGCTGACATGGAAGCAGCAAATGAAAACCACCGCTTACGTCCAAAATACGTTTCGTAATATCCATGCTTCAATACAAAATCTTTCACACCTTCTTGAAAATCCTTAACTTTTGGAAACTTTGAATAAAACCGTTTCAGTATTGCCTCAGCTTCGGTTTCAGAACAGCCCAAATCTTTTGCCAATCCGTAAGAGGTTATACCATAGACAGTACCGAAGTTCACTGCCTTAACCTGCGTACGTTCCGCTTTCGTAAGCTTAGACTTACCAAAAATCTCTTCTCCTACCCTAGCATGAATATCCTCATCATTCCTAAATGCAGAAATCATCTTTTCATCAAAACAATAACAAGCCAGCACGCGCAACTCAATCTGGCTGAAGTCAACCCCCATAAGATAGCCAAATCGAGAGATGAAAATAGCACGAACCTCTTCAGGAATGTTCTGGAAGTTAGGATTACTACAGGACAGCCTGCCGGTAAACGTCCTTATAAAACTATAATCACCATAGATAAACTCTTGGTTGTTTTCTAGAATCGTTCGATAAGGAGTTAGATAGGTTGTTAAGACCTTCTCCTTCTCACGATACTGAAGTAGGGTATTGATAATGGGATGTTTGTCTTTTAACTCAGTAAGAACCTCGTTGTCAGTCGACTTCGATCCTCCTCCTCGAGTCAGTTTCTTTGAATCAATGCCTAACTTCGAAAACAGACCAAGAAGCTGCTTAGGAGAGTTAAAGTTGAATATCGCTCCCGTCGGACTCTCAAGGTCCTGAACTTCAGAGTATGATCGAAGCTTGTTCTCAAGTTCACTAACTTCTGCACCATATTTTTCTGCTAATGAGACGACAAGCTTCTTATCAAGACGAATCCCCTCAACCTTAATCTCCGAAATCGCCATCATAGCAAGAGCAATTATCTGAGTTATGAGAACCTTCTGGGGTTCGCTAAGACGTGAAAGAAACAAACTAGCTAGCTTAGCAGTTACAAGAGCATCCCATCCGTTGTACTCCAAAAGATCCTTATATGAAAGCTCTTCCATCTTTTCTCTATCAACATCATATCCACCAAAATCTGTGTACTTCCATGCTAAGGGCTTCAAAGAGTGGTTTGCATACTTTCCTTCTAATACAAAGTGTGCAAACATCGTGTCCATGAAGAGGTTTGAAATCTGAATTCCGTACTGTTTCTTGATATAACTTAAATCAAACAACGAGTTATGCATAACAAGCTTAACTCTTGGATTCGAAAAGATCCCCTTCTCAAGAATCGTGATAACCTCATTATCAATCAGCGGACTATCCTTACAACCCATTGGAATACACCATGTGTTCGTTCCATCAGAGAATGCTATCGATAGTATCTTACCTGAAGCGGGGTCAAGAGAAGTCGTCTCAACGTCACAGGATAAAAGATAGTTAGAAAGATCTACAGAGTTCTGCCAAACAATACTACAAAAGTTCTGAACAGCACCAATTACATCAAGAACAATCGGTTTGAGGTCTTTCTTTACATATGCAAATGAATGGACCTTCTTTAAGTCAGAAGTAAAGATCGTCTCAGCTTCTGGATTTCTAAGAATGTAGGCTGGATGATAGGTAATAAAGTAATGAAGACCGCGATCAAAGAATCCATAGCCCCTGTAGTTTTTAACTCCTTCTTTTCTAAGCAGTGCTGAAAGTGGAACAGCTCCTAAGCAAACAACCAGGCCGTTGAACCCCTCAAGGTCGCTAAGAAGCCTTGATTTACAGCAATCAATCTCCTTCAGAGAAGGCGTACGATTAGTAGGAGGTCTACATTTAACAACGTTAGTAAATGCACAATCCTCCTCGTTAATGCCCACCTGATTGATAATGCTTCTCAGTAACTTTCCAGCTTGGCCAACGAACGGCTTGCCTTCAAAATCTTCGTGAGCGCCGGGTGCTTCTCCCACAAACAAAATTTTCGCTGTCTTCTTATCTCCGCTCATTTCTACGGTCTGATGACCCTTAAGTGGGCATACATCACACTTATCAACTGGATCTATGTGCTTCTTCGAACCTTTTGATTGCTGAGTTGGGTCAATTCTTGAGGCCTTTTTCGTCTTCAGTAGTTCTGCAACCTCATCCAAAGAATATAACCGTTGAACTGAATCATGACGACTAAGACGAATCCCACGTTTCTTCAACTCTGAGGGGCTTAACTTCTCCTCAGAGGGGAAAAGAACCTCACCTAAAATGTCGTCATTACTTAACATTAGATCATCTCATTGTCTTTTTCAGACAAACACACTGCGAATCCTCGCTGAAGAAATAAGCACCTCTACTACCTACCCTAAACTTCTTAAATCCTTGTAAGCTTTCAAGAAAGATCGTAGCACCAATATAAAACTTCGAAAACTCACCAGACAAGTTTACGATAGGCAGAGAGTATGAAAGACTTACCTCATCTGAATAATCAACTGTTGAAAGAAGAAGCCGCCTATCACGAACTTCTACTTCTAATACTGTTCGGTTTCCTGCAGAGTTGACTAACGAACAGAAGGTTAAAAACTCAGGATCAGCATTATCAATCTCCAACTCAGGAGCTTCTTCCTGCTGTGCTTGTAGAAAAATTGCTATAACATCGGGGAACTTAGCAGCAGTTTTTGTAAAGTAGAAGATTGAAACATCATTGGAGAATACGAACGCTGTCTCGTGGAACTGAACTGATGTAATATCCTGCTTCTTCTTAATTCCCTCAATACAAGAAAAAGGAAGGAATTGACCCTCAAGAAGTGTGGGGACAGGTGCATTGAGAGAAACTACACGAACGTTATCGCAAGCATAAATCTGACCCTTACCAAAATACAAACCATGAAGGTTAACCTTTCTATCATCCTTACACATAGCCGAAGAAATCTTATCAATACTAGTTATTAGTTCGGGAGAAACCGAACAGATGTCTCCAACAAACTCACGCATCGGAGAGAAGATCTTTTGTGTTTCAGGAAACTTAAATGTTAAGCAACCTGACTTAACTACGAAATTGTTGCCGTTTCCTTTCACAAGACCTTCCCAACTAGATGAAGAAGGAAGCTTATCAAGT